AAATATCAATTCTTGGACGCTAGAAGCGACGGAGAGACACTCGCAGGGCGACAGCAGTAGATAACCCGCTCCTCTGATTCTGCGTACGTCTGTGCTACCCTCTGATACGGGCGTGGTTCCTCTCGCTCCGACAGGCTCCGGGACTTGGTACGTCTGTCACCAGCGGAACCAGCCCAATCTAATAAGCCAAAAGAGGAACAACAATGGCAAAAGATTCTCCAACGCACGAAGCCATGCGACAGGCAGCAGGTGGAAACACCGATGGTCAGCCTCACGCGCATGAACTCGCTATTCAGTATCGCAACATCGACACGTTGATTCCGTACATCAATAACGCCCGGACGCACAGCGACGAGCAGGTGGCTCAGATCGCAGCGAGCATCAAGGAGTTCGGCTGGACTAACCCGGTACTGGTGGACGGCGACAACGGTATCATCGCCGGGCATGGTCGTGTACTGGCTGCGCGCAAGCTGGAAGCGACTGAGATACCTGTGATCGAGTTGCACGGTTTGTCTGACGTTCAGAAAAGGGCGTATGTCCTTGCCGATAATCAGATTGCTATAAATGCTGACTGGGACGGTGAACTGTTACTAAACGAATTGGAAAAGTTGAAACTCGATGACTTTGACATTTCGCTAACAGGATTGCGCTTTATGGATAGCGATATTGATGACCTACTCAATACTCCGTTAATCGACCCTGATGAGGAATGGCAGGATATGCCAGAGTTCAACCAGTCAGATGATGGCAGTTTCCAGAAAATAGTTGTCCACTTCAAGACAGAGGACGATGTGCAGGACTTTGCAAAACTCATTGACCAGACGCTGACACCAACGACCAGATTTTGTTGGTTCCCGCAAGCTGAAATTTGGAGCACAAAAGACAAGCGGTACATTGTCGATGAATCCTAAATTCCCTCTTTACATCGTGAGCAAAGGACGCTGGGAATCTAGGATGACCACGAAGGCTCTACACGCTATGGGAGTGCCACATTACATCGTAGTAGAGGAGCAAGAGCGGTCGAAGTATGCTGCCGTTGTTCCCGATTCAGCAACGCTGCTTACGTTAGACCCGCAATTTCAAGAGGACTATGACCCCTGCGATAACCTTGAAGCATCGAAAAGTAAAGGGTCTGGGGCAGCGAGGAACTTTGCTTGGGAACACTCTATTGCTAATGGACACGATTGGCATTGGGTGATGGATGACAACATAAGGGCATTTGCGCGACTCAATAACAATATAAAAATCAATGTAATGAGTGGCGCGTTCTTTGCAGCGATGGAGGATTTCTGCTTACGGTATAAGAACGTGGCAATGGCTGGACCAAATTACGATTTTTTTGTCCCTCGCAAAACCAGAAAACGACCGTTCACTCCTAACACTCGTATCTATTCATGCAACCTTATTCGGAATGATATGCCTTACCGTTGGGCTGGTCGCTACAACGAGGATACTCATCTGTCCTTGCGAATGTTGAAATCAGGCTGGTGCACGATTCTTTTCAATGCGTTCCTTCAACGGAAAAGCCCAACCCTAACAATGAAGGGCGGGAATACGGACGATGTTTACAAGGACGGGACAATTGCAAAGTCTCAGATGATTGCTCGTCTGCACTCTGATGTGACAAGGATTACGTGGAGATTTAATCGAGTTCATCACATCATTGATTATTCTGGATACCGGCAACGGCTTCAACGTATTAAAGAACCCACTGGCGGCAAGGTAAACAATTACGGTATGGAGTTAAAACATAACAACCAATGGGCAACTATGCCTACACATTTGTCATAAAAGGGCACCATGGTAGCAACAGTAATTCTAGGCGGCTCTGGATTCTTAGGTTCGCACTTAACTGACCGACTTATTAGTGAGGGGCATCATATTATTTGCATCGACAATATGATTACAGGGCAGCGGTCAAACATTGAGCATCTTATTGAGAACCCTAGATTCAAACTAATCAACCAAAATATAACCGACAAAAATTGGGTTATTGAACCAGATATTGACTATGTCCTTCATCTCGCATCTCCTGCAAGTCCGAAGGATTACATCAAGTACCCAACCGAAACACTAATGGCTGGCTCGGTCGGGACGTTTAATGCTGTTAGATTTGCTCAGAATCACGACGCTAAATTGATATTGGCTTCAACCTCCGAAGTGTACGGCGACCCTGCAATTTCACCGCAACGTGAGGATTATTGGGGGAACGTAAACCCGACTGGCGAACGAAGTGTATATGACGAGGCGAAAAGATTTTCAGAATCTGTTGTCGCTGCGTTCCGCAGATACTATGGTGTTGATACTCGGATCGTTCGACTGTTCAATACATTCGGCACTCGTATGAAACTAAATGACGGTCGTGTGATTCCTAATTTCGCTGCACAAGCGTTTCGTGGAGTTCCACTTACTATCTATGGTGATGGTAGCCAAACACGCTCCTTCACTTATATAGACGATACTGTGGACGGTATTTGGCGAATGATGGAACACCAACCGCTGGCGCAATCTGTTTCGACCCCGATTCCTTTGGTGAACCTCGGGAATCCTGACGAAGTTAGCATATTGCAGATAGCCGAAGAAATTATTGAATTAACAAATAGCAAGAGTGAACTTGTATTTAAGCCTTTACCAGAAGATGACCCGACACGGAGGAAGCCAGATATATCCGCAGCACGAAACATGCTCGGTTGGGAGCCAAAGACAAGTAGAGTTGACGGTTTGAAAATCATAATGCCCTATTTTGCAGAGTTGGCGTACCGTTCTTAACAGCTAATGCCACAACCAGCGCATAATCCAACAGCAGAATACCGTCGTATGGTCGAAGCAATGTCCGCTTACGGCATACCGCACGACGATATATCTGCGGTGGTTGGTATCGACCGAAACACGCTTGCAAAGTATTACAGGCAAGAACTCGACCAAGCATCTGCAAAAGCAAACGCAAAGGTTGCTGAGCGACTATACGACCGAGCGTTGGACGGCGACGTTAAGGCGATGATGTTCTGGCTGGAACGTAGGGGCGGCGATGCGTGGAAGCACAAGCCAGTCGTGCAGCTAGTACCGGGCGACTTCACCATCGAAATGAACCCCGCGAACTTCTTGGAATTGCCGAGCATAACGGACTCCGATGACGACCAAGACTAGAATCCTATACACACGACCGTGGCTGTATAAGAAGCAGGAAGAAGCTATCTTCTGCGATGAGCGTTACAGCGTGGTCGAGGCTTCTACTAAGTCAGGCAAGACCGTCGGGTGCATGGTGTGGCTCGCTGAACAGGCAGCTATTCACGGCGGTCTGAACATGAACTACTGGTGGATTGCTCCGATTTACGGTCAGGCAGAGATCGCCTTTCGCAGACTTAAAGCGGGACTCGGCGAAGGTAACTACATTGCCAACGGTTCCAACCTAACGATCACACTTGCGAACGGCTCAGTCATCTGGTTCAAGGGCGGCGACAAACCAGACAGTTTATACGGTGAGGATGTTCACGCTGTTGTGATTGACGAGGCTTCCCGGTGCAAGGACGAAGTGTGGCACGCTGTTCGCTCAACCGTGACCGCTACCCGCGCCGCTATACGTATCATCGGCAACGTCAAGGGTCGCAAGAACTGGGCGTACCAGTTAGCACGTAAAGCTGAGTCAGGTGTACCCGGCTGGCGGTACAGCAAGATCACAGCAGCGGACGCAATAGAAGCAAACGTCCTGCAAGCCGAGGAGGTAGTAGAGGCAGAGCGCGATCTTCCCGATCAGGTATTCAAGGAACTGTATCTGGCAGAGCCAAGCGATGACCAAGGCAATCCGTTCGGCATTGATGCTATATATAACTGCGTTGCTCCAATGTCGAACAAAGAACCTGTTTGTTGGGGCTGGGATTTGGCGAAGTCAGTGGACTGGACTTGGGGAATAGGACTCGACGAGAACGGTGCTATCTGTCGCTCCGAACGGTGGCAAGCACCGTGGGAAGAAACCTTGAACCGTATTGTCAACATCACTGGCGATATCCCTGCTCTAGTTGACAGCACAGGTGTAGGTGATGCGATACTAGAGTTCCTCGCAAAAGCCGGTAGCAATTTCGAGGGATTCAAATTTACAAGCACTTCCAAGCAGCAGCTAATGGAGCGGCTTTTT